ATTCATATCCACATTGGCAAGGAAGGAAATGGTCTGGATTACCTGAAACAAAACTCGCAACTCTTGAGGACTTTTTTATATAATGGCAAAAATCGAGTATAAATACAATGAAGGCGAATCTTTGAAGGAGATTCAGTCTTACATCGATGCTACTTACGAGCAGCACTATTCCCGAAATAAATATCAAGCAACAGAATTCATCATCGATGCTGGTCACGGGACTGGTTTTAATATCGGGAATATGATGAAATACACTCAACGATACGGTCGTAAGGGTGATCCCGCCGAATGGCGAAAGGACCTTTTGAAGGTTATCCACTACGCAATTATGCAACTCCACGTTCATGATACTGAAAATAAGGATTAAGGATTAATTATGGGTATTGAAATTAATGTTCCAATTGAAGAGCTGAGAAAGCGCAAGCTCTTCGTCGCGACACCAATGTATGGCGGCCAATGCGCAGGCATGTTTACACGTTCGATTGCAGATCTCTCTGCACTCTGCACACACTACGGAATCCAAGTCAGATTCTACTTCCTCTTCAACGAGTCTCTGATTACTCGAGCACGTAACTATTGCGCCGACGAGTTTATGCGCTCAGGTGATACTCACTTAATGTTCATCGATTCAGATATTGGATTTGATCCGAAAGACGTGATTGCTCTTCTGGCATTACAGAATCATGATAATGCAGTAGATAACTACGACATCATCGCTGGTCCATATCCGAAAAAGTGCATTAGCTGGGAAAAGATCAAGCTTGCTGTCGATAAGGGTATGGCTGACGAGAATCCAAACAATCTCGAAAAGTTTGTCGGCGATTATGTTTTCAATCCGACAGGTGAAACACGAGAGATTGCTCTTGGTCAACCAGTCGAAGTGCTTGAATCTGGAACTGGATTTATGATGATTCGTCGTCAAACCTTTGAGAAATTTGAACAAACATATCCTCAGCAGTTCTACAAGCCAGATCATGTTCGTACTGAACACTTTGATGGTAGTCGCGAGATCATGGCATTCTTCGATACACCAATCGATCATAAGCGTACGAACATTAATGCCGAGCTTGAAGAATACTTGAAAAAGAATCCAAAAGCAAAAGCTTCTGATATCGTAGACTTTGTCAAAGATCCGAACAACGGTCTAATTAAGGACTACTCGAAGCGTTATCTCTCAGAAGATTACATGTTCTGTCAGTGGGTTCGTAATGCTGGAATGAAAGTATGGCTCTGCCCGTGGATGGAACTAAAGCATGTTGGTTCTTATGTCTTCGGAGGTTCTCTACCAGACATTGCTCGTATTGGCGCTGCAGCAACAGCAGATCCTTCTGCGCTCGGAAAAAACAAATAAGTGTACAATTAATACAATCGTTGGTATATTGAATATTCCGAACATATGGAGAATTTATTATGAAATTAGATAATGATACGTTGCAAGTACTCAAGAACTTCTCGGCTATTAACAAGAATATTATGTTCAAGCCTGGAAATGTGATCCGTACTATTTCGAGTACAAAATCTGTTCTTGCGAAAGCAACAATTAAACAAGACTTTGAGAAGGGTTTTGCCGTCTACGACCTCTCACGGTTTATCGGCACTCTCTCCTTGTTTAATGATCCTGAGATTGCAATCAAGGATTCGTACGTCGAACTCATCGAAGGTAACAATCGGTTTCAGTATGCTGTCACTGATCCTTCGCTGATCATCGTTCCTCCCGATCGCGAGATTGAGTTGCCAAATCCTGAAGTCAACTGTTTGATTTCAGAAGAGGCACTCAATCGAGTGATGAAAGCCTTGGCAGTTTCTCAGTTGCCTGAGATTGCTATCGTTGGGAAGAACGGTAAGATCTTGCTCCAAGCAGTCGATACTCGTGGCACCAGTAACGATTCGTTTAGTATCGAAGTTGGTGAAACTGAAGCTCGTTTTCGTATGGTATTCCGTTCGGATTGCATGAAGTTGATTCCAGGTTCTTATGACGTATCGATCTCTTCGAAGGGACTCAGCCACTGGAAGGGTGTCGCAGTAGAATATTGGATTGCCGTTGAATCCAACTCGGCTTTCGAGGCTTGATTTGAATGGGCGGTGTTTCGGTGCCGCCCACTTTTTGTGACGGAGATATATTATGCTTGAAGATTTTTTGTGGGTCGAGAAGTATCGCCCAAAGACCGTATCCGGCACTATTCTGACTGACGAACTCAAGAAGACATTTCAACAGTTTGTAAATCAAAAGAACATTCCCAACCTCATTCTCTCTGGCACCGCAGGCGTTGGTAAGACGACTGTGGCCAAAGCCATGTGCGAAGAACTCCAATGTGACTACATCGTTATCAACGGTTCGATGAATGGCAACATCGACATGCTGCGTAACGACATCTCGCAGTTTGCTAGCTCTGTCTCTCTCATGGGTGGCAGAAAGATGGTGATCCTCGACGAAGCCGACTATCTCAATCCTCAGTCAACTCAGCCAGCTCTTCGTAACTTTATGGAAGAGTTTAGCGCCAACTGTGGATTTATTTTGACTTGCAACTTTGTTGATCGTATCATCGAGCCGCTTCATTCTCGTTGTTCTGTGATCAAGTTTAAGATTCCGAAGTCAGAACTCCCATCTCTTGCAAAACAATTCATGCAACGAGTATGTGGAATTCTTGATGCTGAAGGCGTAGAATACGAGAAGCCAGTGGTTGCCGAAGTGATCAAGTCTCACTTTCCTGATTGGCGTCGAGTCATCAATGAGTTGCAACGTTACAGCGCGACTGGTAAGATCGACACTGGTATCTTACGCAACTTCTCTGACAACGCACTCGCCAAGCTAATCGGTTATATGAAGGACAAGAACTTCACAGCCGTCCGGAAGTGGCTTGGAGAGTCTGACATTGAACCTACCGAGTTCTTTCGTGCCTTCTTTGATAAGGCAGAGGATTATATCGGTAAAGGCAGTATGCCTCAGCTAGTACTGCACCTTGCAAAGTATCAGTATCAGAATGCATTTGCTGCTGATCCTGAGATCAATCTGATGGCATGTTTGACTGAGATTATGGCCGACTGTGAGTTTCTGTGATCTGGAAAAAGAAGTGTCCTGTCTGCATGGATAAGTATCCGAAGAAAGCGTTGTTCCATGAACTTCGTCTTGAAACTGCAGACGGGACAGCATCTCTCGAGATCTGTGAAAAATGTGCAGACTTCTTCGATAAGTCTGCAGACGTGATAATGAAAGGTCGTAAAGATGAAACCGTTCGACTTCGTAAACTCAATCAACTCGACCAAGAAGAACCTGATGAAAGGTACGGAGAATGACACACTCGCCGAGAAGACATATAATCCTTGGCTAACGAATCGTTCTTTATCTTACTTCGCCGATTCCATTCATGCCGCAAACATGATGAACTGTAACCATAACCTCGATAATAAGCTGCAATATTCCTTTTTAATAAATATTATTCGACCTAGCAAGCGCTTTGCGAAGTGGGTGAAGAAAGAAAAGGATGGAGATCTCGAAGCGGTCGCAGAATATTATGGTTATAACCGCCGTGCTGCCAAGGCAGCTCTTGATATCCTCTCCTCTGAACATATAAAAATAATAAAGAAAAAGATTCAGAAGGGCGAAACATGAATATTTTAGAAACTTTAGTTGAAGTGAGGCTCGGAGAAGAAGACGATTTCCTAAAAGTTCGCGAGACTTTAACTCGCATCGGAGTAGCTTCTCGTAAAGATAAGACACTCTATCAGTCTTGTCATATTTTGCATAAGCAAGGAAAATATTATATCGTCCACTTTAAAGAGCTCTTTGCTCTTGACGGAAAACCTTCCGACTTTTCCGAAGAGGATAAAGGTCGGCGAAATACAATTACCAAGCTTCTCTCCGATTGGGGCCTGATCGTGATTGTTGATCAAGAAAAGATTACAGAGCTTCAGACTCCTTTGAACCAGATTAAGATCCTTCCATTCAAGGAAAAAAATGAATGGAGTCTTGTGACAAAATATAATATCGGTCGCAAAAAGTAACACCAAAAACATTTGAAAAAAATGCGTTCGGATTGATTCTGAGCGCATTTTTTTGTGTACATTATTTCAAAAACGTGGTATCCTGGATATATGATGATGAAAGGAACTACTGACATGCTTACTCTCTCGGACATCAACACCGCCAGCAACTCGAAGGATGGCGACATCTACTCCGACCTGCACAAGGACGTGTATGGTTTTCGTCCTCGCTATGTGCGTTTTGTTTCTCTCGAAGAGTTTGATGCTGACTTTGAGCGTCTCGTGAAGCAACTTGATATTCAGGAAACTGAAGAAGCTGCAAGCCAGGCGCGCAACTTTACCAAGTTTGTCGCTCGCATCGAAGAGACGATGCAACTCGTTCAAGGCACCGATCGTGAGCGTGCCATCGAGATCATCGCCGATGCAGAAGGCGTCTCCAAAGACGAGTTCGATTTCTATGGTCTTGAGCGTCTCGAGTATCTTTTCGGTCTCAAGTTTGGTTCAATTGCCAAGTGGTTGTCGGAGTAATGTCAAATCTTTCTGCATGCATGAGAAAAAGCTAAAATAAACATGTACAATAATCCAAAACCGTTGTAAGATGATATTATCAGTTGGAAAGGAATATATCATGACTTTTACCGTTGAACAAATTGAATCGACCCACAATCCAGCCGTGACTCGCAATAATTATTATCCTGTACGTGCCTATTGGGTACCGATCGAACTTCGCGAACAAGTTTTAGCCGCCTATCGTGAAACCAATACTCGTGTCCGTCTTCGCTATCGTGGCCCCCGTGCCGTTTCAATCGGCCGCGAAATGACTCGTAACGATAAGACTACTTATCTTCGCTCTCGAACCCGCGCGATGCAAGACTGTCTGATTGCTGACGCAACTCACTTCACTGTTTATGATTACACCGCACGATAAATTGAATATATACAATATGGAGGCTGAATATGGAAGTTGAATTGTTTGCATTTCCTACAATGGAAAATCCGAAGGCTGTAGAAAATACATTCTGCAATCTTCTTAACGCTCAGCGTCGTGGTGAATCTCTTCCTGTCGAAGCGCTCGATTGGATGGATACAGCGAACAACTGGTTAATGGAATCGAAGTAATGCCAGATGAAATCAAAGGCGTGACGCTTGCAGCTCAAGACTTGGAATTAATCAAGAGATCGCTTCACTGCTATAGAGATATGCTTACTCGTATCGAGGAAAGTGAGCGTAGTCCTTCGCCTGAATTGACGAAGGTAGCTAACCTTTTTCATCGATTAGGCCGCATATCCTAATCGAATGCGCCGTTAGCTCATCTGGATAGAGCGCGAGCCTTCTAAGCTTGAGGCAGCAGGTTCGAGTCCTGCACGGCGCACCAATTCCACTCCTGTAGCTCAATGGTTAGAGCTGACCGCTCATAACGGTTAGGTTAGGGGTTCGAGTCCCTTCGGGAGTACCAATAGGAAGCGTGTCAGAGAGGTCGATTGATACAGTCTTGAAAACTGTCGTACCGCAAGGTACCGTGGGTTCGAATCCCACCGCTTCCTCCGCGGGGGCATAGTCCAATGGCAGAGACACGGGACTTAAAATCCCTCCAGTGTGAGTTCGAGTCTCACTGCCCCTACCATTTACTTGGACACTTAGCTCAGTCGGTAGAGCAACGGGCTTTTAACCTGTAGGTCCTGGGTTCGAGCCCCAGAGTGTCCACCAGATGGGGTTGCTACCTAATAGGCACGCGAGAGGTCACGGTCAGCCTCTCAACTTTAACAATAGAGGAGAATGATGATGATGAATATCAAGACTTTTATGGCAATTGCCGTTATTGCTCTTACCGCCGCATGCAGTGAAGCGCCTGCTGTGACTACTGATGAAGCAGTTAATGCGGTGGCTACAGACGATAACGTAGAAGCCGGTGCACCGGATGCAGAAGCAGCTAATCCAGTGGACGCCGACAACGTAGAAGCCGTACCGGAAGATGCAGAAACACCGCTAGCATCTCCGATTATCTAACATCAATTTGGGGTTCGATTCCCGACATTGCCCCTTCCTCTAATGGTAAGAGCGCGGACTTTGAATCCGTTAATCTAGGTTCGAGCCCTAGGGGGGCATCCAAAACAAGATATATAACAATAACGGAAATTGGCGCAGTCTGGTAGCGCACCTGCTTTGGGAGCAGGGGGTCGTAGGTTCGAACCCTACATTTCCGACCATTTAGTGCCCTTATAGCTCAGTTGGTAGAGCACATCACTTGTAATGATGGGGTCCGGCGTTCGAGTCGTCGTGAGGGCACCAAAATAGAGCGGACTTGGTATAGTGGCATTATGACAGCCTTCCAAGCTGACGAGACGGGTTCGATTCCCGTAGTCCGCTCCATATAAATACATGTGTATTATACGCAGAGGAAATGTAATGCACGCCAATTTTACAGCACAGACTAGCTATATGGTCATGATTACACAAAGCTTTAAAAAGCAATGGAATAAGACATACATAGAAAATAAAGCATTCCAGAGTGCACTTGATGGTTACGTTGATGCAGAGACTGTCTTCATGAAGCAGTTGATCAATAATATTGATGTTGTTTTCCATCTTACCAGTAAACAAATCGGCAAAACGTTTACATAATATTGCCCGGTTAGCTCAGCGGTAGAGCGTCTCCTTTACACGGAGAGGGCCGGCGGTTCAATCCCGTCACCGGGTACCATTCATTTTGTGGAGATTATAATGACTGATTCTGATTATTTGACGATGGCTGAAAATCGTTTGGGTTCGGCCGAGCGTGAATATCCTAACTCTTCTGAGTTTAATCGATTGTTTAATATTGTTCTTGATATGACAAACAAGATGACACCTGAAGAACTTGCTAGGCACAATGCAAAGAAGATTGAAACTCCGGAAGCAAAGATCGATCGCTTGGAAAAAGAACAGCGAGTGCTCGAGCAGATGGCAATGAATAAAGATAGCAATAGTATCTAAATAAGGAGTATATTATATGATTAAGAAAGTTGAAATGAATGTCAATGATCACGCTTGCGACGAAGATGATGGTCCTGGTTCTCAATCGATTGGTATCAATCTGTACGTTGAAGCGAGGGGTGC